GATGAAGCAAGTTCATTATTCTTCTTAGGCAATTTCCTATACCTTGGAACAAAAAATAGTGGAGAAGATGCCAAACTAAATGTATTAAATCTCCAAGGTCACTTCACCCAAGCAATCAATGCTGGTGTGGTAGACACTTCACAATTACAGGTAACTAAACACGCCCATATTCAAACGTTAGATGTCCAAAGTATGCTACACATAGGAGCTGGAGGTACTCATTCAGATGGAAAAATAACAGCTGCAAAGCCATCTGCTGTTATGCCTGAAACAAATACATTAGTAAATACCGTAGACGGAATAGCAGTAGAAATTGATATGACAAATGATGAACAAATAATATTCTTAAGCACAACCCAAGGGGTTAATTTTCCTGTAGAAATAGTTAATCAAATTATTGGACATAGAGCAACTATCGTCTTAGTTGGAGGAGCAGGTCCTGCAGGAGTACCTACTTTTGACTCTGAGTTTTTTATTTCTCAAGCTGGTCAAAATACTGTAACTACTATAACTGCCACTGTAATAGAATTACAGGTAATAACATCTGGTGGCAATGCGTCAGTTCTTGCAACTATCCAAGAACAATTCTAATCTGACATCTTAATAAGAATTTAATAATAGTAAAATGTAATTATTTCAGATTATTTTACATGTCTTTAGATTTTGCAGAATTTGGTGATGATGATCTTTGTAAACAGGATATAGATGAAGTTGATACAACCAATACCAATATCTTACAGTTAGTTACACGTTCAAATCAAAACGCCAGCTCAGAACTAGAGAATTTATTTAATGGAAATATTGATTTTTCAGTAGATGTAACTGAACTTCCTGCATGGTTGAGACAACTGGCAGTGGAGTTACAGACAGCATATTTCTGGGTAATGTCAAACAATACAGAAGAAGCAAAAACACACAGAGAGGAGGTAAGAGTAAAGGCTAGAGTAGCTCTTGAGAAGAGATTCAAGCCAGCTTTCTCGACATCATAATGAGTCAAGTACCTATTTCTGGATTACCATCCCTTGCAACACCACTAAACCCTGCATTACAGTTTGAGGTAGCGTTTGGTACTACTACATCATCCAAAGTTACACTAGCTCAAATTCTTACTGATCCAATCATTACAGGACAACCTACTATCACTGATTTCACTTTGGCATCACATGATCATTCAGATGATTCGGAGGGTGAACCACTAACTAATTCCGCATTAGTAACTGGAGTGTTTTCAGCAATTACAGGAGTAGGTACACAAACCCAAGATCTAGAAATGGGAATAAACAATATTTTACAAGCTGGGTTTTTAGAGATGCGAGAAATAACAACTCCTGCTGTACCACTAGAAACTGCAGGAAGACTATACGTTAAGGATGTTACAGGTATTACCACATTATTTTTCCTAGACCATTTGGGAAATGATACGAACCTACTAGCTTTTGGTACAGGTACATTCCTTCCACTAGCTGGGGGTGTAATGGATGCTTTGGCTACTATTTCTTTTACCAATACTGGGAGCGGTGGCAATCCTACTATTTCTGCTATAAATTCTCCTAGTGATCAAACTTTACAAATTTCTGATAGTCTTAAAGTACCTCAAGATATTTTTGTAGGAAACGATGGATGGACTATTACATCTGATGCTGCAACTGATTTTTTGATTACTGCACCTGATGGTGATGGTTCACATAACTTTGACATTGATTCCCAGCAAGGAAGAATTACACTTGAAAATACTTCAGCAGGAAATGATTTTACAGCCAAATTTCTTACCGTTCAAAAACTAGCACTAGCAACAACTACAGCTATTGCACTTACCATTGAAGCTGAAATTGTAGATAATACAGATGAAGGAACTAATCCAGTTATTACCATTGATGCACATCAAGCAGCTGCTGCCATTGATACCAGACCCATCCTTGGAATATCAAACAATGGATCTATCATATGGGAGATTAGTAAAGATGGGATAGTAACACAGTTCAATAATTTAATCATGGGTTCTAATGCAGTTCAATTTGAAGATGACCAACATTTCATACATCAACACGGAGATAATTTAGAATTACATACTGACTCTGATACTCAAATTAGAATATCTATCGGTGAAGATGAAGGTGAATTTACTTATCAATTTGGTCCCAACAACTCCAATTTTCAGAGGCATGGCATAGCCGAGATGGGAGCGATACAATTTGAAACCCAACCATCTAACGTTCCTAGTGGTAATGTAACCATCAAACGTGGAAATGTTGCTGAAGGTACTATTAATGATTTACAATTAGATACTGAAAATAATGGAGAAATAGTTTTACGAATATTTGATGGAGCATCAACAGATGTTGAAGAATATAATTTTACATCTACATTAGCTGATTGGAATGGTAATGAATTACAAAATGCAGTAATGACTAATACCGTCACAGGAACTACACTAATCACAGGACTAGGAGTACAAACTCAAACCTTGGATTTGGGAAATAATAATTTGGACAACATGGGAATTTTATCATTTAACACTGACCTTGATACGGATGTTTCAATTCAACGAAGTGGGAATAATTTACAATTAGATGTGGGTTCACCAAATCCCGATATAGTTTTACGTTTTGGTGATTCCCCTAAATACACATTTTCTCTTAGTGGTGTAAATTGGCATGGAAATAATCTATTTGGAATGTTACAACTAGGATTTCAAGGATCCAACAATGACATACTAGCTAGTAACGGTAATCAAACTTTAACAATAAACGGTACAAATGAAGTAGAGTTAGTAAGTGATGTAAATGTAACTTTGAATCCAGGATCTACCACTTATGATTTCAAAGATGGATTTGCTGACTGGAATGGAAATGATTTGGACGATTTAGGAACTTTAAATTATTTGCGAGTCAATACCCAACTTACTCCTACTGGTTTAACTCCCCAAGCTACAGACACACGTATACAAGCAGAAACAGGAACAGTTGATGATCTTGATCTAATTTCTATAGGTGGGTTTGGAGACATCCTTCTCCTAGGACCACAGCTAAACAATACAATTACCGTAAAAGACACTGGCAATATCACATTAATCAATGATGCCGACTTTGTAATGGATGATGTCAGCAATTACATGGGGTTAATCTTTGATGGTACAAGTTGGATAGAACTATTTAGAAATGAAAATCACATTAATTCCATTGTAGGAACTCCATCTAAAGGAATGGATGCTGTCACCGTTGAAGGTATTACAACTCTAAGCATTACTGAAGATCTAATAGCTGGACAAACTCCAGCAATACCTGAATCAGCTGATGAGCTATTATTTAGAACAAGTGGAGGGGCATTACGTAGAGCCAAATTCTCAGAACTTGCATTTTCAATGATAGCTGGAACTGGTCAAGGACATACCATCGGTGCTGATAGATACCTCTCATTTTTTGATCACGATGATCCAGATGAAGATAATGAACTTAGAGAAATACCAATGCCTGCAGCCATGAGAATAAGCGATTTAGTTATCCTAGTAGGAACTAACGGTAAAAGTGAAGCTATGGATGTAGGTGTAGCAGTAAACGGTGTAATTCAGCCACCATTAACTATAACTATTCAAACTAGTGAGGAAGATCAAGTTATACCAAGTACAGGATTTGTTGATGTGGCCATAGGTGAGCGAATTTCATTTTTCATAGAATCTTCTACGGGGTCAGGAGATATTGAAATAATTAGCTTTGCGTGTCTAATGACTCAATTAGGATCATAATAAATTGAATTATCGAGTATTCACTGACACGCAAAATCCTAAACTGCTCTCAAACTTTGAGAAACCAGTAGCACTAAAGCCAGGTATTGGGGATATAATACTAATTGGTGCATCATTTATTCCATGGGTAATAACTCGAGAACAAGTAAACTCTTTCATTCCACCATTCTTTAGAATTTTAGAAGATGGTGTATCCACCAGAATAACTGAAGAAGGTGACATTAGAGTATTAGAAGGACCAACACCGGATCTTTCTAAAGATACTTCCTTTGATTTCTTTGTTAGAATACAAAATACATCCCCTGATTCTGTATCATTAAGAAGAAGCGATGACAACGTTCAAAGAAAATTAAACATGTTTGGTTAATTTTATTAATTCAGCCTTTTTACCTGTAAAGTTTTCCCATCTTTGAATAATAACATCTATGTATCCAGGATCTATCTCCATGCCATAACATATTCTGTTTGTTTGCTCACATGCGATAAGTGTACTACCTGAACCTAGAAACAGATCCAATACTAGATGGTTTTTGTTACTTGAATGGGTAATTATTTCCTTGAGTAATTCTGTTGGTTTTTCTGTAATGTGTGAAGTATCCTTTTTTTTATTGACTAATAAATAGTTGAAATTATGTTCTCCTTTGTTAAAATTAAAAGTGTGTTTCCCATGAGTTCCAAAAACAATTAGTTCTGTTGAATGTGTCCAATACCTCATCATAAAAGATGGCATTGGATTTGGTTTGCACCACACACAAAAATAATCAAACTTTGCCCATTTTTTCACCAGTTCTACTAATTTTCCAAATAAAATATGTGAAGTAAATATGTAAACTGAAGAGTCTTGATTCATATAATCATTAAATTTTTCTGCAAATAATGGTTCAAAGTCTTTATCCCACCCCGTATTAGATAATTTCTGAAGAGATTTTGCAGTAGTCGTTTCGTAAAAGTGGGGGTCCATATATTTAGCAAGATTATAAGGAGGATCTGTAAGTAGGAGATCTGCTTTTTTATCTCCCAATAGTTTTTTGTAATCTGTATTTGTATCTCCACACATTATTCTATGATTACCCAATTGATATATTTGACCTCGTTTAGATTTAGGCTCTGCAGGAACCTCGGGTATTGGTTCTTCTTCGGCTGTAATGTCAATACCTAAAATATCATTAAAGTCAACTTGAAACTCTTCTAACTCTATTTGCGGTATTTCGCCTAACAGAATCTTTACGTTCTCCATTACCCAAGGCGATTCATTAATCTGATTATCCATGTACATGAATAATTTCTTTTGTGACTCTGAGAGATCCTCCAGGTAAATACATGGGACAAGATCCATGTCCAATCTATATGCAGCCTCCAATCTCCCATGGCCTGCCCAAATAGTATTATCCTTATCTATCACTATTGGGTCTTTGAATCCTACCAGTTGGATTAGTTTCATTAAATTATTAATCTGTTCTTCTGGGTGCTCCTTTACGTTTAATTCATGCTTTACTAATTCCCCAATTTTTAATAATACGGGGGTTGGTATCTTTATCTCACTCAATACCACTCATTACATTTGTATTAGATAAATATGCATATTTTCTTAATTTTAGGGGTTTTAGATGTATTATATCACTAATTTCAACAAAGAGGTAATTTTATTAACTTATTGTATAATTCTTAATAACAATGAAACAACAAGTAATGCAGCGTAGAAATGACATATCTCGTCTCATGGCAAAGTCTGTTGTAAGGCCTGAGGATATTGCTAAACATTTAAAGATAAATGTAAAAACAGTTTATGAGGATTTTAAATATTTTAAAAATAACTCTAAAAAGTGGTTATACGGATATGCAAATGAGGGCTATGTTTTTGTAACAAGACAGACAATAGACTCTCTATACGATATTGAGTTAGAGTTGCAGCAACTAAGACAAAAAGCCATAACACAAGATGATAAACTCAAAGTTATAAGAGAACTACGTGAAACAATCAATACAAGATGGGTAATGCAGGGGGAGGGACCAACATTAATGGCACTAAAGAAAAATAATGAGCGTAAAATTACCACGTAAACTTTTACAAACATTACAAAAGCAACAAGAAGAAGAAGAACAGCAAGATGGTAATGGTAACATTGAATTAAACTCTCTGTTAACCCCCAAAGAAATTCTTACAAAAATGAAGAATCTCCCCTTTTGGTGCGGTAATAATACAAAGCACAAGGAGAACCCCCAATATTATAATGATTTTTGCTGCACACAACATGTGGCAGGGTTACCCGTCCATCCGGCATTAAATATAGAGATGCCCCCCACACCATTCCAACTGGAATTTATAGATGAGATAATCAAGGCAGTCACAAAACCTGAGGGTATGGATCAAACAGAATGGGACAGACTAGCACACATGTTTCATATACTAAAGGGGAGGCAGATGGGATTTACAGAATTTGTATTGAGATTAATATTTCATTTCTGCTTTACTCGGTATGCACCGGATTCTAATATCGCAATAATTGCAGCAGTGAATGGAAATCTAGCTAGAAAGAACCTAAAGCGATTCATGAGATTATTTACACATATTCGTAATGTAATACCTAATGGAATCAAATCAAATATTGTGGAAATAGCTAATGGCATTCAGGTAGAGGCATTCCCGGCATCTGAAGAAGCAATAACTGGATTGACAAAATTTGCAGCAGTATTCAAAGACGAATCAGCGAAATGGAAACTAGTAGATGACTCACCTGTGTTTAATTCAGTATTGCCCATTATACGTTCCAATGGTGCTGACTTGTATCTGGTATCAACATTCAAAGGTCCAATTAAAACATTTTATAAAATATGGCGAGATAAGGATCCTGATTATACATTTTTAGAATACACCATAGAGCGAGCAGTGGGTAATCTTTACACAAAAGAGCAGGTACATAACATGATGAATGCAAGTACTGAAGACCCACAACAAGAATACATGTGCATTCCTACGAGTGGACGAGACTCTATTTTTGGAACAGTTACAAAAGATGATCAACAAGGTAAAAGCGAATGGTTAGATGATAATGATGAACCAGACGAAGAGGTTTCTCCAGATATAAATTGGGATACACTAGACCGGAATAAATGAATAAATCTTATTAAGTTTTTAATACTTTCTATTAATGTTTAATCTTTACATTACTTTATTGCAATCTCTTCCATCTTGGATTAAATGGTCTAAAAAACAAGGAAAATACATTTTATTATATAAAAAAAGTGTTATAATATAACAAGTATTATAAGGAAGTAGTTGTTATAATATAACATGAATATAACAATACAAGAAATGACTAATAGTCAAATAGTAAAAGAAATACACAAAACCGACAAAGTCTGTGAGAATTTTATTGCCACAGCAAAAAAAGTGATGGCATATAATGACATTACAAACAATGCAAAATATAGAGATATTTGTAAAAATATCAAAACCATGATAGAAGATTATGAGGCTGAGTACTGATGGCTATCATCTACAAAGGCTTATCTACACTACAAACAGAATTAGCCAAAGAGAAAGACATCCTATATGATGAGTTGAAAATTTTATTGCCAAAAACAAAGGAATTGGAGATTCAGTTATTCCTAGCCAAAAAAGAGTATTCAAAATTGCATTCCAGAATACAACAAATAAAATGGGCTGAGCAAAAATATGAGAAAGTGGTGGAGAACCAATGACAAACCAATATTGTAAAGAATGTAAACAAGTTGAAATTGGTAAATCTGGAAAAAATGGGTATTGTGCCTGGTGTTCTGAATTTGGGAAGAATTGGGGCTGAGAGTTAATATGGATAGTTATAATATAACATACGTGCCTCAATATCTCTTTAATTGTAAAAATATTTTACCAAACAAAAAAATCTGCGGTCATTATTACATAGGAACTGCCGAGAAAAGACAATGCTCAAAGTGTGGAGCGAGAAATCAAGGAGTCAAGCTTGGAAACTAGTTTGAAAATTTTAGTAGGTGATCCTGCAAAAAGTGGCGATGCGTTTGGTGCAGTAGGATTACAGGGAACATGGCCTGAAAGAAAAATATACATCAGACACGCAAAGCAGTTCTGGAATGAACCATATGGAATAGTTGCAAATCACTTTACCACACTACAACATAAAGTAAAACCTGACATGATGATACTGGAAAAGAACTTTGACTATGATAATATATCAAAGGCATTTGCACATTTACCAATCATCTATGTATCAACTACTGGGAATCTCACAGAAAAGAATCGTTCCAAAGGATGGGCAGTAGACAAACCATACATGATAGGCTGGCTAAAAAAAGAATACAAAATACATACCATCCAATACCCCACAAACATATCTGCAGACATGGCAGAATTGATAAACCAACAAAATGAAATGGTAGGAATTACCACCCCATCAGGTCATGTATCATACAAGAGACAAAGAGGACGACATGATGATTTATTTTTATGTAAATTAATTGGATGTAATGCGATTAGGATATGGTGGGATAATCAATTATGAATAATGATACGATCGTAGCATTCTCCCACTCTAAACATAGAAATCAATTTGGAATGGTCGGGATAGAATTAGATGAAAAGAAAAAAACAGCATATGTAAGACTGGCAAAACAATGGAGTAGGGATAATCTAAACAAAATTCCTACAGATGTCAAAAATGTTTATTCTAAAATAAAATGGACTGACACCTTTGCTGACCAGCTAATAGGCCAATCACTAATCAGAAACATTGAGCATAAGGTAGGCTTTGTAATGCATACCATTACCACCCAGAAAAACCTGAAAGACCCTGAGGATATTGAAAAAATCAAAGTAATGGACCAGACAGAAATGACTCAGTTATTTTTATCCCTAAAGCAGGATCATAAAATACAGTTCCCCCCAAACCCCACTGATACCATGAAAAAATTAATGTCTCAGGTGGAAATGTTTACAGAGTACACTACAGAATCCGGTACCATCTCATATTATGCACCAGGAGATGAGTGGGATAATTTAACCAGAGCATTAATGATATGCTGTTTTGCAGGCAGACACCACCTACAGCATGGAGTGATGCCATTTATAATTCAAAAAGGCGTAACACCTGATCCGCCAAAGCATCCATCATACGAGGAGGAACTGCTAGGGGAATTGTTTGTAGATAATAAGACTGGCTCAAAAATTAAAAAAAATATGGATACATACAATATTTTTAAAAGCAAGAGATACTTCTAATATTACACAATTCTAAAAACTATCACCAAACTTTAATTTCTTAATAAGAATATGATATTATTTTTATTCTAAATTTTACTCATTTTAAATGATGGGCAAAAACAAAAAACAAGTAAAGCCCTTTGCTACATCAGTCCCAGCATTAGAATTAGACCTTGATGTAAAGGCATTTACTGCAGGTCCACAAAGATTTGCACAAATTCCTTCATGGGCAGCTACTGGAATGCGTAAACCCACCACAAGACGAGGCCTTGAGACAAGTAAAGATTCAAAAGCATTAAAGAAAATTGCACCATTCAAAAATCTTACAATATATCCATCAGTTGATCCATCCCTCCCAGAAGAACGGGCATTGTGGAGGGTACTAATGAGAAATAATTGGGCAGTCCTCAAGGCTAATCAAATTTTACAACAGCTAACCATACAAAAATCAACTAGGTCAGTTCTCCCCAGATTAAACCAGGAGATACGAGAAGAAGATCTTGAGACCTGGAGAACTGAAAAGATTGATGTTCCTTTGCTAGGTGAGAAAATGTCACCAGACGAGATTAAAATATGGATGGATGAGTACGCCACCACATTAGATTTGGATAGTCTGGTGTATGATGCGTTTCTCTTTGAGCGGGAACAGGGAAGAACAGCAATTGGAATGTTTCCTGAAACTAGAAATAAAAATGGACAGTACGTTTTACCTGTAGCGTTACGATTAATCAGGCCAGACTTGTTGAGAAGACCAATAGTAAATTTTGATAATGGAGAACTTGTAGGAGTAGAAGTAACAGGGTTATCATCAAATGGTTCATTATTAGATGCTAACAGATGTATCTATTTTAATAATTCAAAAAATTTAGAATTGTTTGGCGACTTTTATGGAGTCTCAGCAGTACAAGCAATCGATGACTTGGGGCAGGTATTATTAATCATATATGCAAGAGACCTGATAAATGCTGCAAACCGTACATGGAGGACACCAAACATTTACCAGCATGATCTCCCAACCTCAAAGTATTCAGAGGCCAAAGCAATCCTTGAGGATTTTAATGCAGATATTGCCAATGTTGGAAATGCTGACGTATCAGTACCGCATAGTGTAAGTGTAGTTAATGGTGCCACTAACTCTGGTAATATCTCAGCTTTACTAGAAATTGAGCGAACATGTATTGAGGGAATTGCAGGATATAACCACGTTCCATTATTTCAACTATCAAAGGGGGTTACTGGAAATATGGGAGGAAATGCAAACAGGGAGGAAAATGATTCACTACTTAATGATGAGATTAAACCAGCTCAGGAAAGATATGAAAAGACACTAGAGAACCAGTTCTATGACAGGGTATTAGCTATCCTATTCATGGTAGAGCCTGAAGATATAGATCAAGTTCCACTAAAAATCACACACAACTATGAAAAGCCAGTCTTTGCTACAGAGATTCCTCCAGAGGAATGGAACATTATGATGCAGCTAGTCGATAACGGATTTACCACAATGGAGCTGGTAATGGAGCGATATGGATTACGTGACATGATGAAGGATTCCCCAACTCAAGGGACGGATACCTCCCCAACAAGAAAGACATGGGAGAAACAGAATCACTCCACCTGGGGGAATAGAGGGAATAGTTGGCATACTCCATCTGTATGGGGAAATGGCAGACCAGAACTAGCTAAAAACTGGCACACACATGGAAACCAATGGAATGAGATTCAAAAAAGTAAGATAGATGTGCTAAAGGTGGCAAAGGAGCATCTTGAAATTCAAAACAAAATTTCTAAAAAGAAATTATCTCGACAATAATAATTAAATGTCAGCCAAAGTTCAAACTGAAAATGAGCGTTTCATAAAATCACTGTTATCATCAGGTTTTGCTGTTGGTACTGCATCACTTGTGTTAAATAATTTATCAGGCAATCAGGCACTAATTAGAATTATAGGATCTGGTACCAACTTTACACTATCAGATAGACAGTCAAGCATATTCACAAAAGCACTAACTGATGCAGGACTCTCAAAGAAATTATCTGTCGATGTAACTAATTCAGTTCAGCTTGTAGAGTTAAAGAATCCGCCAAATATTCCCAAAGTAAAAAATATAACAAATTCTGCCTTTACCAACGCTTTAATCTCTGGGGGACTAGCTGTATCATTTGCTACTATACTTACAAATGCACTAAATGATGATGAGCAAATAGTGAGTTTGGTTTCCCAAAAGAAACGCCCTGTAATATTCATGACACAGAGAGACAACAAGGTAGATGATATTATCTGTCTTCCCTTAGAGGGAACAGTGTATCCAATAGATGATGTAAAAAGAGTAAGGATTCCCAGCCAGACGCATCCTAACTGTAGATGTTTTTATCTGGATGGAGTGACAGGTGAGAACCTTGGGCAATTTTAAATTTTCATTTCAAAACAAAACCTTAATTATAATATGTGAGAATTATTCATCATGGCATCTGCAGAATCTGAATGCATAAGCAAAGAGGTTAGAGCAGGCAAACCACAAGATCAGGCAGTAGCCATATGTCTAAACAAACAAAGAGAATCCTTACTAAGATTTAGCAGAGAAGCACAACTTACACAGGTTAATCTATTATCATACTCTATTAGAAACAAGTTTGCTCAAAAAAAAAGCTTAACAGGGTACTAACAGCTTCACTAGATACTGAATTTACAGCAGACCCAGACATTGAAGGACAGCAGGACTCTTACTTTTTAATTGCAGGAGATGAAATTAATGGGAACAACTGGGGAGTAACGGAGCCATCAATTCCTAAAAATATCGAGTCAGCTATTGGAAGACCATTTGTAGTATCATCAAATGAGTTTATAGAAAACTCTCTATACGGGGATAAATTTATGCATCCAAATATTCGACACTTTTTGAAACATCATGCACATCTAGTGGCAGGACTAAACCCTAATATTTTTGAGGACAATCTAAAGTTTCAGGAACCATATCATGTGGCAGAAATGAAAAAAGTATTTTTTGATACTGAAAAAGGATTTTGGAGAACTGTCATGACTAGAGATCCTAAATTTGCAAATCATCAAATGCCACCATTCTGTAGCATCTCAATATTTCAAGATGACATGTTAGAACCAGAAGGACAAATAACAAAGTGGAGAGTTACAAATCTTACGGGATTAAAAGATAGACCTGCATATGGAAGTCAGGCCACATATGATGGCACATGTAACGGAACCATTACACAATGTACCAAATCATTTGCATCAGACATGTCAATCCTTGCAACTGAAACAAAATTTGCAAAAGAAAAAGTATCAGCCTTGTTATCTACAGACATTACAGAAACTCAAGCCGTTCCAATTTATGGCATGAGAAAAAAAAGAATATAGAAAAATAATTAACTGTAAAATAATTTACAAACTTAATAAGAAAATCGAGTTAGTTATATCTCATCATTAAAGTAATTTTTTAAATGGCAGGTAAAATTTCAATTAAACAAGCTAGCTTAACACTGGCATCAACTGTAGATAAATTCAAAACAGCACAGCTAGGAGGTACAATGTCCCCTGATGAGGCAATTGAAGCTATTAATCCTATTATCGAGATGGCAGCAACTATAGCTGAAATCGGGTCTGAAATTCAAGAATCAATTCCAGGGGAACAAGGAGGGGAAGGCATTGATGTTACTCAAAATAATCAAGAGAAACCTGGAGAAGATAATTCAATGCATGGTGCAGCAGACCATGGATTAGGTGATGAACAAGAAGATGACAATGATCTTAAAAATAGATTCTCACAATTACAAGCTCAATTTGAAGAATTAAAAAAAGAAAATGAAACAATAAAAGAGGACTCTCAGAAAGAAAAACTCGCTCAGAAATATGCACAACTCTTCCCAGTGCCAATGCGAGAATCAAAAATTGCAGAATTTATGAGTAGAGTACAGCCTGTAGGAATTTTAGAGGCTCAAGTTAATGAGGCTCAAGCATTACTTGGTGGCAAAGTTGCAGCATCAATAAAGCAAGCCCAACTAGAGGAAGGCACATTTGATTTAGATAATTTCGATGACACTGAAACAAATCAAAATTACTTACCTGGAGGTAAATACTAATGAGTTCTGAATCATTTAGCACATCACCTACCAGACAAATTCAAGCAGGGGACACCCCTGGATTTAATGACGACCAAATATCAAGACGTGAAGCAGCTGAAAACATTCCAAAAGGAACTCCATGTTTTCAAGTAGATGGCGTAATTACTATTACAACTAATACTTTAGCAACTGGAAACTATGCTCCATTTGTACCTGTAGAGACTAAAGATAATTCTGGTGGTTCGATAGGAGACCTAGAGATTCGAGGTGTAGGACCACTCCAACAAGTGGCAATGGAACTGGAATCTGGAACACTAAACCCTGGCGATTATGTTCAGGTAAATACTTCAGGTTCAGGTGAATTAATCCCATGGACAAAAGCTGCTAACGAAAGAAGATATGCTCGTTACTTTGGTAGAGAAGCAGGTGTATTTAGCCGAGATGGTACCACACCATTTTCTGAAGATCTTAGTGTTGGTGTAATTCCTGACCAACCACTCACAGCAGGTGAGATAGGATGGTTCACGTTATTGGAGGCAAGTGATTAAAATGACTAAAATGCGAATGCGTCATGATAATCATGGCCAGATGTTTGATCAGTTCTGGATAAATCCAAAAGACAACATTGTATACACAACACTTGAGCAGCCAGACCACGGTTTCACAAATGAGATTAATGCATCAGCCATATACAACGTAGAGATTGGTTCAAACAATATTCGTTTAATTGACAAAGCAAGAATGGATGGAGCAGACTCTCAAAACTTTAGAGATGGTTTGCCATCTGCAAGTTTAGATGGTGATCTTACTACAGATTTGGATGAATTTCATTCTCATCTGTCAGGACATAGAGTAAAAGAGGCAGCAATGCTATCAACTGACAATCCAGCAGTAAATGTTGTCAGAATATTCTCACAATTATACGGTCTTAAAGACAGGGCATATGCTGGAGTAGAACTCATGAAAAGGGTTGCAACTGAAGAACTTATCCTAAACTTTGATAAGGTAATCAAAATGGAGGGAATGGAACAAATCCCAGAAATGACAATGCCCCGAGTCAAAAGTATTGAATATGAAAGACGACTCTTAGAAACTAACAAGTTTGGTATGTGGATTAGAATTTCTGATGAGTCCATTAGAAAGAACGTACACAATCCGTTCCAAGACTCAGTTACAGTTGCTGGAACCAAAGTGTTACAACGCAAATCATTTAATGTAATTGAAGCATTAATTGCAGAACTTGACACTATAGCCGGAACTGCATGGGATACATTTGTTGCAGGGACTGATCGTTCTACAAATGATCCAACTACTGATATCACTAGAATAGTTACACAAAGTATTGAGGGCACCAATGTCGGTGGAAAGTTTGATAGAATTGGATTACATCAAATCGGTGGAAAAATTTACGATACAAACTCTTTCCTTAGAGGTATAGTTAACCCTGTAGATACTGCAGAACTAGCTCCTGGGACTAGACCATTCAAGGGATTCACTGGAGTAACTGAAGTTAATGACCAGTTCATCACACAGGGTGTGGCACTACTTACAGATGTAGGAAGTGAGGCAACAGGAATACTATTGGAGGGACCAACGAGAATCGCTACCAAAGTAGATGAATTCTTGGCAACTCAAAACTATGCCATATTAGATCATCACTTGGCTGCCGTATTAAACAAAGTTACAGGTATTCAAATGACTGGTGTGTATACGCCATTAGCACCACCAAGTTAGAAAGACATTTTTTCTCTTTTATTCTTATTAATTTTCTAATGGAATCTTAATAAGATTAATATAGTATTTACTTTATTCTTAATAACATGAGCCTAATTATCCAACCAACATATATCACTGATCTTAAAAAATTTGAAGGGGCTAAAAAATGGAGAGCCATCACAATATCCAAAGAAAAAAGAACCAAAGGTGAATTTTACTTTGCATATATTGTACGATTTTATGGTGAGGATGAACAGCGAGGAGATTATGATGTGTCAGAAGAATCAAAAGACTTTGCGTGGTTGGGTAGAAATGTTACAGCAATAGGCAAAAGAACATTCTCAAAAGATCCAGAAACTCCAGGGAAACGTATCTATGAAGAGGCAGAATGGGAAGAACGAGAAAATCAGGTAACAAAAGAGAAGTACAAAGTTTTAGTTAAAGGTAAAAGGATATGGGATTATACCATACCCGTAAATGAGCAAAACACCAAACTAATGAAAAGTATTGTGGGAGATATTGGATTAAACCAGATTACTACATTTCAGATGCTAAAGGGAACTACATACCCAATATCAGTTGATGAGGATACTTTCTTTAAGACACCAGTAGATGAGGTAATGAAAAATCACATTGAAAAGATTGTACGTGTCAAAAATACAGCAGCAACAAAGAAAGAGTAATGCAGTTCAAAAAGAATCTAAAAAAGCCATTGTGTATTTCTATACATGAAGATCAAATAAGAGGTATACAATATTACAAAAGAACAGTTCCCAATCAAAATCTAGATGAGCAGATTGAAGACTTTATAGCAACTATAGTTCCAACAATACCAGAAGAATCCCCATGACCCTTACTGCAGCACAAATAAAAACACAGTTAGATGCTATTACATTTACCAATATTGACATAAAGCGAATCAACGCATATGTAGAGAAAAATGAATCTCACAGAAAATACCCCAGTATCGATATACAAAACATTACAGGACAAGAAGAAATTGAGGGACTTCCCACAAAAACTACAAAGCAGGTTTTCCTAGTTCACCTATACGTTAGAACTAGAGCCACAGGAGCTGACCAAGAGCCAGACATTAAAGAGACAGAGAACCAGATCTTTGATTCTTTAGACTCACTACAAACCATGGATGAATTCGTACAGGTAATCCAAGGATGGGATAGAAAGTCTGAAACCTTCCCACTATCCAGAGTTGTTTCTACGATCAGAGTCACATCTGAGGCCATATCCTCAACTGATGGGGAGGGTATAGTAGGTGATAAGGTGTCCATAACTCTTCCAATTGTTGGAACTATAGATGTAATCAATGTAATCACGGATGAGGCAGGAATTATCAAGGACTTGGATTTAGGTACTGCATCTGAGGAAGTATTTACCAAAATACGTAATGATGGTATTTTATCAGTTGAGGTGGCAGTATCAGTGTCAGATGAAAATAATATAAAGACCCAAATCTTTGCAGCTAAGGACATAACTATCACATTTACCAAGGGGGGAGTACCTGATCAAAGAACAGTAAACCTCTCAACACTTACAGCATCTGGTCCAAGAAGTGAAGTACAAACTCAGATACTTGCAATGGATGTGTTAAATTAAAAAAATTAAAGTAAGTTGGAATAATAGAAAGTGTGTGTATTTCTATTTGTTCTTTTTTTCTAGTTCATTCATCTGATTTTCTAAAAGTTTTAGTCTTTTACTAATATCCATGTTATAGGAGTCTTGTTGGTCAAACATAGAGTATAGTATGCCTAATTCATTTAGAATAAAATTAATGAATGGTTTTGTTGTATTATCATTTTCTACGGAAGCGGTCAGCTTGGATATATTATACTGAATTTCTTCCATATGATAACGCATGTTAATTATTTTTCTATCACCTCCTTTTATGAATTAAAAAAAATACTATTTAATCTTAATAAGAAATTAACAAAGGTAAAAAACTTTACACAAAAATCTATTTCGTGACGCAAACTATTCTTAACACTAAAGACCGTACAGGCACATATGAAGAAGATGGTACTTTTGTCCAGTGGGCAGATGATAGTAATGCCAAGAAATTAGCCTTTGCTACTGCATGGAACTTTACACCATCCATGGATGAGTGGGATGTAGATAGGATTGATACTGCAGGTCCCATATACACCAAAGTAAATGACATTTTAGGAACATTTTCATTTAATCTCAAAAATCTTGTGTCTCTTTATGATACAGCAGCTAGTCCTAGTGACGATTTGTTATTATCAAAATGGATTGAAAATATTGCAAACGGCACACCATCAAGTATTATCTTTGCACCAGTAATGAAAGCAGTAAATGCTGATAGTAACAGCTTCCTTAACTTGATATTTACAGGAAGGGTAATGGATGTGCCACTAGACCAGGTGTTAGATCAAGGTGTGCAGGATGTTGTAATTTCAGGTGAGATAACTACCATTACCCAAGTGAGAAGACAAGCGACTGCAAACAATGAGGGTTAAAGAAATGGCCAAAATTGTAATTCGCACCCTATCTGAATTAAAGGCATTTAATCAAAAACTAAAAGCTTTATCTGCAAATATACCAACACTACAAAAAAAGGCACTGGAGCGAGCAGCAGATGAAGCTGTACTGACTAGCATTCATACTGACATGGAAACAAATGATTTCTCAAAAAAAATCATAGATAAGACATTTGTTGGACCAATTGAACAGACTCCCAATGGTGCAAAAATTCATTTTATTTCTGAATATGTATCGGATTCGGGATTTGATGTATCAAATGCTAGAGAAGAGGGTACACAAGATCACGATGTATTTCCAAAGAATCCTAATGGATGGCTTTCATATGTTGATCAAAATACTGGAAAGAGAGTATTTAGAAAACATACACATCCCAGTGGAATAAAACGATTACTAATAATTGAGACAAACATTAACAAAAATCAGCAGGCATTTAGGAATAGTTATGAGAAGCAGATAGCAGCTAGCCTGAACCAGATGGTGAGTGGGTAATAATGGCAGTCAATAAGACTTTGGAAATTGTATATGATTTATCATCTCTAAACCAGGAGCAAGCCCAGAAACTAATCAAGGCAAATGTTGATGTAATAAAACAGATACAGAAGCAAAAAAAGAAGACGCAAAAAAGTAAACAAACAAAAAAACAAGACAAGCAGCAAGACAAGCGATTTAAAGATTTTATAAAGAATAATTCTCAGAATCTATCTGGTTTTATCTTCTCTACACTAAAAACATCACTACCCGCATTATCTGCAATTATTGGATTAACTGCAATAATCACATCAATGCTAAAACAACTAAATGATATACAGATAAAATTTACAGAAGATGTTGATGATAGAATAAACATATCACTAAGTAACCAAGAACAAGCAAGAGTTGATGCAAACCTTCAACAAATAATTATTACTAACGGGGATGGAAGTATTAATCCCAGAAACGCTTACAACTCTCTTAATGAATCAGATGCAAATGTATCTTTTATAGAATCAACTTACAGATTAGAAAACACATCAGGATATGATTGAATAATGGCAATAGCAAAACCAATACTAATTGCAAGATTTACAGCTTCTGACGATAATATTGATACAGCTGACAAAATAATTTTCAATGATCCTGATGCAGATGACTTTAAAGACAGTAAAAAGGTTGGAGGATATTTTACCAGTTTTAAGGTTGTAGAACCTGAAGGATTGGGTGTTAATCAAGCTGCAGAAAAACCAGATGGAAACATTCAGTCATTAGGTGTTACAGAAAAAACATATGTTCTGACTGGCTTTGTTACAAAAACTGATGGAAATGATGATAGTGGTTTGACAAATACTATATTATTATTATTGGGTACTTGGAAAGCAAATCCCAACATCATAAAGGGTGTATGGGAGGCAGGAAGATTTGCAATAAAGGATTCTAATGATTCCACAAATACATTAATTCCGATTGGACCCAGTGCATTGGGGTTATTATTCAAAGGTTACACAAAAGATTATGATCCTAACAAAAACAGAACAGATATTGTTCTTACGTTTAGAAGAAGTACAGGACCTGATATTTAATGGGACTTTTAGAAGGACTAACCAATGTACTTTTAATTCTAAAGGATCATGGTGCAGATGTTGATTTAGAAGATTTTTGGGTAGAAATTGAATTTGATGATACCATTCAGCCCTCAATGATATTAACTCTTAATGCAAAACTGGGGAAATTTCTTACAACTGCTCCTTTAATTCAAAAATATGACAGGATTTATTTGGAAATTACTGATAAAAATGACAATGTACTAAAAGAAGTGTTTCATGTTAAAGAAATAGAAAGACTACGACAACCACTTAAAGGTCAACAATTAAGATTAATCTGTCCTCATCAATCCTCCAACTTGTGGAAGAGAACCATATCTTTTACATTAAATGGTATTTCTGGATCACAAGCACTTGATGAAGTGATTAGACAACTAAATCTTCCTGAAAATATTGGGAATAATGATCCAACAGTTTTTTCCCCTTCAACATTTGACATTACAACAAAGACTGGAAATAATCTGAGTAAAAACACCACAAATTTCTACAAGTTTGAGGTGGAAAAACCTGAAAGTATATTTAGAGAGATTGGAAGAATTGAGGCCTTACCTGTAAGTGGAGGTGGAGCTGAACAGCCGCCAACAATACGATTTACCTCAAAGTATGATCATTCTAGTGGAGACTTTCTTGATGAGGTGGTGTTACAGGCATACGCACAAGGATTCAATGATAACGGAGGGCAATTTACAAACATACCAAACGTTACTCTAAAACACGGAGTTCAAACAGATACCACCACAAACACTCTTGTAAACACATCAAATGAAACCCCCGAACTATCAACAAATATCAAAATAGTTTGTAATAACAATGCAGGTACATATCCAACTAATTATGCCAAATTTGTTAGTGCTAAATTTGTATTTGATAATACGCAATTTTGGAATGCAGATGCAGACTATATCTTTGGGGATAGAGTACAGATAGATAATCTGGTGTATGAATGCATTGCAGATAACACAAATCAACAACCACCAAGTGAATCATTTTGGATAGTTAGACCCTTTGAAATTCCACCACAATGGAACAATGTTACAAACTATCTAATCAATGCAACTGTAACTAACAACAATATTGTATACAAAAGTCTGCTTAATGGAAATAGTGGGAATGAGCCAGGACTAGATCCAGATCTTTGGACTAGACTTAACTTCCTTCCTGGTTCAGAATATTCTTCATTAACGCAAGGCGATAAAGGATTACAAAATTGGGTAAATGGATTAGGTGGAGCAAAACATGCAGCTACTCACAATAATAGAACTGCAATGATTGATCCAAATGAGATTATCTTTGATTCCCTTCATCCAAGAACTTATGTAAGATTTGTCGGAAGCAGTTTTGATGACATTCCATCCATTTACTTTCAAGGAGGAGTAATACCTGATGGGTTTAGAGTATTGGTGGCAACCCCAACATATACTGCAACAGGGGGTACTGCAGTAATTGAATCATTTGGATCAGTATTTGGAGGAAATGACATTAATGGTATTCCATTTGCAGGAAATGTTGCAGAATTCAGGGCTGATCCTACCAATCCTATTGTAGGAAGATTTATCGTACTAAATAGAAAGGATATGCCACAAGACCAGGAAATTTATGATTACGATGAAGGATTATCTTGGATTAAAAATCCATGTACTGGGTTGTTATCTTTTGTAGACCAAAGTGGAGTATGTACTATTGGTTCAAGAGATGCTGGATTTATTACTGGAAATTATGGGCTCTTTGAAATACCTGGAGTTGGATCTGTTGGAAGTTTTTCACAAGACAAACAATTTTCATGTGTTCATTCTGTAAGGTGGAATGATACATTGGGACATATTGATATATTTCATAGAAAACTTACAGACATTGATACTAATGAGGATTCAGGAATTGTCATAACTTCAGACCCTACAGAACAACAAGCACCAGCACCTGTAAATCCTTTGTATGTTGGATTTAATAATTGGGTATTGCAACCAGCATCCTCTAATAATATTCCCTTTACATCAGTTAGTACAGGTGAATTTTTGGCAAATGGCACACTTGATCTCAATAATATGTACAAGACTACAAAAGGAGATGTAGAATGGTTTGGTCCAGCATCAGAAGACTATCTGGCGTTAAATGCATGGGCAATGATATTTTACTTTTTTGAGGATGTTAATGTAGTTCAAAATAATCAAGAAGGAGATTATACCATTACTTTTAGAATGGTCGATAGAAATGACCAAACCATGTTAATTGACATTACACAAACAAAAGACGGGGACATTGTACCTGTATCATTTAATCTCCCTGGAAAATCATACAAAGGAGTTACAGGAGATGCATTCTTTTTTAAATCTACGGAACCTGATCCTTCCAATGCATTTAATCCACTTGAAGTAATTAAAATGGCAATATACCCAAAAGACGCATTTGATAAACAGGGTAGGTACAAAGCTGCAAGTGCATTTGCATTAGATCCTGGACTGAGAAACAGATTCTTTGATGCTGAATTATTAGAAATGGGAATAGATGCATTTAGAGCAATAAAACCGTTATTTGTCACAAATGTAGATGAGCCAAACAATAAACCTGCAAGAAATGTAGAAGGAGGTCTAAAAAGATTCAAGGAGATTATTAATTATGCACAAGCCAAAGATTTGGTATTGGGGTTAGAAAAATATGAAAATTTTCAGAGACAGGAATTTAAAATAACTGTCAGTGGGAGGTGTGACATTAAGCATGGAGATCCTGTATATTACACAGATACAGAACAAGTAGATGATACTACAGACTCTTTAGATAATACACTAAAGATGGTTGTATTGAAAAATGTAATTACACTAAACAAAACTCCTGAAGGCGAGGCAGGATTTCGCAACAAGTTCCATATTGCAACAAGGGTATGGCCTGAAACATAGGTGATGATGAATAATGGGTAGTACAGGAGTAGACAAACCACGAAACACATCTCAAAGAATTAATGATAATACAATAGACATTACAAAACAAATCATTGATGATACCAAAGTGTACAATTCCACATCTCCCGTATTTGGATTATCTGGCGAGCAAAGTAGTGCAGAAGGAAGTGCATCAGGTAACTATCTTTCAAAGTCAGGGGATGTACGATTAGGACCAATGGGTAACGAGTTTACAATTTTAGAAATAATTGATAATACGATAAACGTATCAGTTACAACATCAAACTTTGTTCCCTTTTTAATTTTAAATCCTGAGGGTGGGGCTGCTGATGATTTATCATTAATCATACCTGGAGAGAGGGTATTCCTTAATCAAGAATTATACCTACAAAATCCAAATGATCTTGTAAATATTACACTAAAAAATCTAGAAGGTATCGGTGGTAATATTATTACACCTGATGGTAATGATTTGATTCTATCATTTGGCGAGATTGTAAAATTATATTATTCACAGTTATTGAGTGCTTGGGTTGTTGTATGGATTAGTAGTGGTGGAACAGGTGGTGTTACAGGAGATGTATCAGTTGCAACTCTTTTGTTACCATCATCCCAGTTAGCTGGGGTAGTTGATTTTGAATTTACTTCAGAATCTCCAGTAGGTACAGGAATTACAGAGGAGGGTGATGGCATATTCAAATTATCGGGGGGAATTTTTCAGTTGAATTCATCTGTGTTAATTGTAGGTACTAATGATTCCCTACGAGCTCAATGGCAGTCATCATCTGATTTGGCGTTTACCACACCAGTAAACATAGGAAGTGCTTCACTTTCTATCACTTTTGATACAGCCCTTACCAGTACATCAGAGGCTCCCGTATCTAGTGCATTTGTTGATGCAACTGCTGCAGATGTCTATGTGAGGTTGTCATCCACTGACGTTCTAGGAGCTGGCACCCTCCAAACTTTGGGGACGTGGGGTCAGATATTTTCTCTTGGTGGTGGAACAAATGGTGGTGGTGGATTAACTGAACCTATTATTTTAACACCTAATATTGTAACTCAACAAACAGCTCCGACAGTATCAATTATTGACTGGAGTAAAAATCCCAACATACTAACAATGACTGCTGACACAGTTTTTGATTTCTCTAATTTGCCACCATCAGGAAAATATGAAGGGGTGCTAGTAATAATTGACATTGATGAGATTGGCGGTTTTGCTACTCCTCTCTGGCCTGAAAGTGTGAATAATCCTCCAGTTGTATCTACAGTAGCTGGTACCCGAACATCTGTGATGCTATACACAATAGATGGGGGGATAGTAGTTACCCACGCTACATCAGTAGGATCAAGCTCTGGGGGGGGTCAAAATCAAACACCTTGGTTATCAAATATTGATGCAGTAGGATTTTCTCTTAATAATTTACTATCTTTGGATGTAGAGGATTCTGCAGGAGCTACAAAACTAAACATAAGTGGACCATTAGGAGTCGGTGCGAGGTTTTCTATTCTTGCTGGTGATAAGGCAATTTTTACATCAAATATTACTGACATTCTTGAAATTGATGACACAACTGGATTAACAATACTTGGATCTCATGTGATTAACATGTCACAAAATGACATTAACTTAATCAAGAAAGCAAATTTTGATAATTCAAATGTCAATACACCATCAAATGAAAATTCAATTGGGTTTGACTTTACAGATAAGGAGCTAAGATATTCAGTAGCATTAACTACTGATGAACACGCTTGGTATGCAGACACTGATAGATTAGCAAGTCTTGTAAGAACTGGAACAGATACGGGTAAATTTGTCATTAATACCATTGATACTGACGTTTTAACTGTTGCATCACAATTTCTAATTGCACCGTCTTCTGGTGTTGACCCTGGACTTGCTGGTGAGTTTAGATTGAACGGTATAGATGTCAAAGTATTCTCAGGTGATGCAGTTAGAAATCTAAGTAATATTGGTCCTCAAAGTTCTATTGAAGATGGTAATGTAGTATTATCAGTAGAACAAGTAACCACATCTCAACCTAAATTATTCCTTTCAAATGGTGCAAATTTACAATACACATTAGAAGTAAATTCAAGTAATAATGGTTTTATAGATTATAGAGGATTTACTGCTACCCCATTAGATCAATGGAATGTGTTTTGGGATGACAGTCAAGTCACAATATCTGCAAATAAAATAATTCAATTTGAAAGATTTTTCAGCGGAAACGATGCTGGTGTTTCAGGAACTCAGTATGCTCAATATGGATTTCTAACTGCAGAATTTGCAAATACTTTAGAGAATGGAAAAATAATTTTTGATGTTACAAGTAAAGGTACTTCTAATTTTGTGGGTACTGATAACAGCTATTCCATTACGGGTGGAGCTGGTCTAATCAATACAAACACTTTCCACTCTTTTCGTGGCTCCATGATGTTAGAATCAGATCAAGATGGGGATGATGCTATTCTAAGATTAAGAAGAAACGACACTAGCATGACTATCGATGATGTCACTATTGGGGTTATTCAGTTTAGAGGTGAGGACAGTGCAGGAAATGATACTCAGTATGGTTCAGTCAGTATAGAGGCAGCTGATGTATCTGATACATCTGAAAACGGAAGATTTGCAGTTGATCTGATTAACGGAGCTCTAACTGAAAGAATGATTGTTGCAGACTCTTTGATAAATGAGATAAAATTTAGTCCCACCTCCAGCTTTTCTTATTTATTTGATACAACTGGATTATTTTTACAAAAACTATCAAGTAATACTGTAGATGCAGACTTTACTCCCATCATATTTCAAAGTGGAGGTGCCACACCATTATCTTATGCTGGAATCGTACCCCAAGTAAAAGAGAGTACAGATTCAGGAAGATTATCAATTAAAGTTAGAGCAGATAATAACAATTCACTTACTGATGCACTTGTTATAAATGGAGGTAACAATAATCTTAGGTCATATCTTTCTATCCCAGCTAGAATCACATCTGATTTAGCATTTGGTTTAATAGATGAAACAGGAAGTGCCGCACACAAAATTTCGCCTCTCAGTGCAGCTACTACATTACAAATTGCAGTACAAGATAATGCCAGTTTTAATACTGGATCTCAAGGAATGATTGCCTCTCCATTAGTTATATCGGGAGTATCTACTACTATTGCTGCATTAGATGCTGCATTTGGAGATCATAAAGGAGCAGAAGGATTTATTGAAATTGCCAGTACACTTACAAAGTTTGTTAAACAAGATAATGGTAATTGGGGAACTGTGGCATATGTTTTTGATGCTATTAACACATAG